TAATTTTTCTGGTGGAACTGCAACCGAATTTTTCCTGTCAAAAATTTATATTGTGGCTGGAACTGCTGGTTTCGATATCAACCTAAGTGCAAATTTTAGATATTATAGCGAAGTAGATACAAGTAGCACAAGTACAACTCCGCTTGTAGCTTTTGGCGTAGCAGATAGAGAACAACGAAGAGTTTACAATATCGCAGGTAGTGTTGTTAATGGAGTAAGCGTTGGTACTCACGGCTACGAGTATGTAAATTCGGTAACAACTCCGACAGAAATCCAGCTTGCATTTTACTTCAATCGCTACAGTACTCTTCAGCGTTCAAGGTTACGAATTACTCCAGGCCCAGGCCTAGTATTCCCTGATTTAAGTGTTGCAAGGTCGTTTCTAGAAGTATCTGGTAGGTTCGTTACAAACGAAACGCTCCATTATATCAAGGGCATTACTGGCTTTGTTAATGCCGCTCCAACTTTTCCTTTTTCTCCGGTGGGGTCAATCACATATGAATATGACTTAGATAGAGGCACTGGCTTTACTGGCACATATAAATCTTTGACGGGCGCAAATCTTTCAGCAGAGACAAACATCAGTCCTACGGGTTTACGAATCAAGATTAAAGCAACTGCCAGCAGCACCGCAAACGATACGGCCACAGGTTCGGTAGCTTTTAGAGCAACTACAAACTCAACTGCTTTTTATAACAATCAGTATGGCGATAAGATTGTGGAGCATACGATTTCAGGAATACAGCCTGGTTCCGTAGCCTATATGTTCCGCACCGACACGGGTGCTTTGCTTTCAAAAACTCGTGAAGTTGCTACGGGCACTCTTTCTTTAAATCCCGAATGGACGACAAACATTCCAGTAGCATTTAGATTGCGAGACCAAGGGTACGATACCATTGAAAACGCTTTCACAATGACGGCATTTGGATTTAATACTCCAGTAACGCAAATATCAAATACTATCAGCACAGCCGTCCCTGGCGCTTGGGGAATCACTGTAACGAATCATGGAGCAAGTCCTGTCACTTGGAATAGTAAGCAATGGAGTATTACTATCACGGTTACAGGCGGTCAAACGCCAGCTCAAATAGCACAGTTTATTCACTACTGGCTAAATCAAGATGTTGGTACATTTGATTCGTCACTTCCAAATGCAGCTTTCCATGATTTAATAATTTTATCCGGCACAGGTTTTGAAACTGCATACGGCACAGTTTATGGCTCTGCCGGAGCAGCCCTGAAAGGCGTTAGAGTTGTAGATGGCAGTGGCAATATGATTGCTGGATTTAGCCGTATGCAATCAGATGATGGTAGCTATTACGTCCCCCCAAATATCGTTTATGTTACTGTTGGTAATTTAGTTAGCGGCGATACTATTCTTGTTGCTAGACAAGATGGTGGCGGAAACATTCTTGAAGACGAGTATACACCAGTCGCAGCAAGTGCAGGTGCTACCAGTTTAACAGTAGTAGAAAGTATAAAACTAGACACCCCAACAAGTGGTTTTATTCGTATAAAACAAAGTCGTTATACCTATACTGGTTATAATAGCAGCACCAAAACGTTTAGTGGCTTATCGCCAGCATTACTTACAAATATTGTTGCTGGTGATGATGTGTTTGTTCCATTCATTGACAAAACAGCAACATCAACAAGTGAGCAAGCAAGTTTTCTATTTGATACCAACTTTAACGCAACGGTTCGTGTGCGAAACGGAAGCTCGACAACACCAATTATTCCGTTTGAAACAACAATGAATGTAACAAGCACAGGCGGTTCAGTTAATGCTAGTAGAATAGCGGATATTTAATGAGTTATTACATCGCACCATTTACATTTAACTTTGATACCAGTCTGATTGATATTGATGCTGGTGTAACAGATATTGACTGCAACGTATTGTACGATGCGATAAAACTTGCACAGGCTAGTGAAGAAGGCATTTTATATGACAGAATCGGAAAAGGATCAGGACTTGACCAACTTGGCCCAGGCGTTCAAGTCGGTATCACCGTCGAATTATTGGGGTCGTGGCAACTTAACTTTGCAGCAGGAAACTACGTCGCCCGTGTCGCAGGAGGAAATCTTATCGGCGGCCCAAGCGGAGACCCCATCGCCTACTCAGCCGGAGTCCAAGCTCTCCTAATTCAAAGCGCCAATGCTACCGTAGTATCAACGTCTGGTAGCGGGGCTACCGCAGCAGAAGTATGGGCATATACTAGCCGTTCATTAAGCACTTCAGGAAATAATAATTTGGCCGATAGCGTGTTAAAACGCACAACTTCAGATGCAGAAGCTAGTGCTGTAGGCGGTAATGAAACATTAAAAAGCCTTTATGGTATGGTGGCTCAAGCAGTGCACAACACACAGGTGACTGGAACCAGTTTATCAGTAACTAAATCTGATGATGTTACAGTTCTTGGTACTAGAACTGTTACTACAGATGAACAAGCGAAACCGATTGTAGGTATAAATAGTGACTAACGGCGGGTTTCAAAATCACCTGCATTTAATTTACGGTCTCCCAAACGGTTTTATCGGGGCTAGGAGCAACGATACTTCAGATATTTTAGACAAAGGTCTAAAACGCTCTAAAAAACAAAAAACTGAAGAGCAGCTATTAGAAGAGTTTTTAGCGGCTCAAATTTTAGCCGGTCGACAAAAAGAGGCTTTAGCTGCTAAAAAAGTGGCAGAAAAACTTCTAAAAGGACATAATTTAGTTGCCGAGGAAAAAGCAAATCGAACGAGATTATTATTATTGTTTATGCTGATGGATGATTAAATGAGTAAATATAGGCTATTTCAATACTGTCATGTACAGCAAAGAGTAGTACCTATAGAAGAGGTACAAAAACGAGTAGAATCAAACGCTCGTGACTTATTCATTCAAGATGAGATGGAGCCTACTAGAAACCCACTAAACCCAAAAGAAATATATACAAGTAAAAGCAAACTGCGAGCAGCATATAGAGCTGCTGGCGCTGTAGAAGTTGGAGACGCTTACGATAAAGGCTACCAGAGCGACCGTGAAAACGGGTCACGGGAGCGAGAACTCGTAAGTAAACTTAAAAACACCATGATTGATAGGTATAGAAATGGACGATAATACGCCTGATGTTGAGTCAACAGAGGTAGTTGTAGACCGAGAACCAGCAGAGCTTTCAATACGCCAAAGCCTCAGTAAACAGTTTAAAAACCAAAAAGAAGAAGAGCGTGTAGAGGAATCCAATAACGAACGCTCCAATGAATCCGCTGTAGTTGAGCAAAGTGCTCCGCAGGTTCAGGAGCGTATCGCCTTGGCTCCTCCGGCTGACATGAACGCTGCCGAAAAGGACGCCTTTCTTAATCCAAACACTGACAACGCTCATATACTACAGTCCTATCTTAATCGTAGAGCTTACGAAACCCGTACGCAGTATGACAAAAAGATGCAGGAGGTTAATCAGCTCCGTGAGCAGAACTCCCGTGTTTACGACGTAATTAAAGAATACGAAAACGATTATGCCAAGGATGGAATAAGCATTGCTGACGTTACTCGTCGGTCGGTTGCTTGGGATAGAGCCATGCAAGCTAATCCGGTGCAAACCGCTATGGAGTGGCTTGAGGCTTACGGACTATCTCCAGCAGACCTCGTAAATCAAGCACAGGAGTATCAACAGCCAGCCGAGTACCTGACTAAGGCCGACGCCGAAAAAATCGCTGAGGAGCGTTTTAAGAGCATACAGCAGGAGCAGGAGAAAAAGGCAGTTGAGTACATGAATCAACGTGCGGTAGAATCGTTTACAAGCCGTAAGCCTTTGTTCCGTGACCCTGAAACCGCTTCGCAGTTAGAAGCAGAAATGGCCCCCGTGGTACAGGCTTTAGCAACGACAGGACGGTATAGCTCGACTGACGAGATCCTAGAAACCGCCTATAATTACGTTGTAAACGGCAATCCGACGTTTGCGTCTATAGCTCAAAGACTACAGACAACGCCGGTAATACAGCAGCAGCAAGTAGCCACACAGAAGGCGAAAGCAGCTTCTAAATCTATATCTGGCTCTGCTGGTAGCGGAACTCCCAGGATCGTAACGAAAGATATTCGGGACAACCTGCGGCGTCGCCTTTCTGGAGAATAGCCATAAGGTTGTCCCTTAAACTAAAGGGATAACTACAATGGCTAATCTTGAAGAAGCAATCGTAACTACCCTGTTTGATCAATCGGACGCTATTGCGGATGAGGTTCTTCACCACAACCCGCTTTTGGCTTCTCTTGATGAGCAGGGTCTTATTCGTAAATTTTCCGGTGGATATGAACTCCGTAAGCCTATCATGTACAATGATGTGGCTGTAGGTGGATTCTACTCCGGTTTTGACTCGTTTGACCTTTCAGCAATCGACGATGCAACCGCTTTCCGTTTTGCAATTAAGCAGGTTTATGAGCCTGTAGCTATTGCTGGACGTGAGCGTCGTGCTAACCGTGATGAGGCTCAACTCCTTGACCTCGCTGAGATGAAGATGAAGGCTGCAATCAGCCGTCTGAAGAACACCGTATCTACCTCGCTTCGTGGCGATGGAACAGGTTCCGGTGGACTTGAGTTCGACGGTATTAAGAAAGCAGTTTCGACATCCCCATCGTCCGGCACCTACGGCACTATTGACCGTACTGCTAACGTTTGGGCTCGTAACCTTGCAATCAACGTTACGCTCTCAGCTTCCAACGTTCAGGAGCAAATCACTGACGCTATCTCGCAGGTAACACGAGGTGACGAGCAGCCTGACCTTGGACTCATGGATCGTACTGCTTGGAAGTACCTCCACAGCTCATTGACCGCAATTCAGCGTATTCAGCTTCCTGCAAAGAAGGCTGTAGCTGGATTCCGTGTTCTTAGCTACGACGGATGCGATTTCGTATTCGACGGTGGATATGGTTCTTCAGTGCTTGAGACTAACTCATGCCGACTTCTCAATACTAAGTATTGGACGTTTGACATGGTTCGTGGTGCAGATTTCAAACCGCTCGCTCCAGAAATGGCTCGTCCGGTTGACCAGGATGCTTTCTTCACGGTTATCATCGTTGAAGGAAACCTCTGCTGCTCTGCTCCTGCACTTCAGGCTGTAATTTACGCTTAAAGATAAGGAGAACGAAATATGTCACAGAGTGGATCATTTGGTGTTAATTATAAGCGAGTCTTTGATTCGACTGTAATTCCTTCGCTTCCAGCTAAGGCTGGTAGCCTTGGAAGTTCGCCTGAAGGTGAGTTCGTATTCGTTCAAGCTAACGGAGCAATCGCTCAGTATGCTTGGGTACGAATCGACTCGGCTGGACAGGCTTACGAAGCTACAGACGCTATCACAGGACCAGTGCAAATTGGCGTTGCTCAAGTAGCTGCTGCTGACAATGAGTACCTTTGGGTATGGGTTGGCGGTGCTATGGGCGGTGGAACTGGAAAGGGAATCAAAGGCAAAATCCTTACTGGATACGTTGCTGGCGCTGCTCTTTACACGACCGCTACTGCTGGTTGTGCTGATGACGCTACTGCAACTGACAGAATTGTAAACGTTTACGGCCTTACCGTTACAACCGGTACTCAGGCTGTAGAGCTTGCATCTACTGGACTGTTGTCAGTGTAACAAACCAATAAGCGGGGTGTAACAGCCCCGCTTTTTAGGGAGAATATATGGCCAGCACAACGACCCTTATGGGACTTGGTTTGCCAGCGGAACTTGCAGCAGCAGTTACCGATGGAGTTAATACCTCCGTTGTTAATGCTACCGCCGCTGGTGTTCGTACTAAGCAAGCAATCAACAACGTCAATGACACAACTCCAACAGCAGCAGAGCTTACGACTTCGTTCGGAACCCCTGCTTCTGTAGGAACTGGATTTGTAGGCGTAGTTAAGGATAACGATGCTGATACTAACTGCTTTGTAGTTGTATCTAACGGAACTTCTTACTTCTACCTTAAATTCACTAAGGCGCTGTAATACACGGGGGGTGAAAGTCCCCCCTATTTTTAGGTGATTTATGACCGCATATTCTGGAAACGCAGTAACTACTACCCCCAGTATTCCAACAGCAACCAGCACAACCATTTTGGCTGCTAACCCGTTTCGTAAGTTTTTATTGATCCAAAACGCTTCCGCTGCCCATGTTGGCATTGGACTGGCTGGACAAACCTTGACCGGCATTGCTCCAACCTCAACAAACATCTGCTTTAACCTTACAAACAACGACAACGGTAACCGATTGGTGTTTACAAATGGCTTTGTTCCTCAAGGAGCTATCACAGCCTATCAAACCAGTGGCGGTACGATTAACACAGTGGTCGTTGTTGAAGGCTAGTGCTATATAGTATTTACGCATTTTTGCGTAATACTACGGAGATTATATGGCACAGATTGATTGGCAGTCTATCATGTCGGGGAACTCGCAGCCTAAGAAGCGGTACTCTGGCGCTAATATCAAGTTCTTTTTCGCTTACAACGAGAACCGTGAGAAGTCATTGAAGGAGGGTCGTCCAATTTTTGATGAAATCCCATCCATCTCAATTCAATGGCCTGGCATGGACGAGACAGTTCGACGGATTGAGCCGCAGGATATTCACGACTACCCTGAGCTGTACGCTCGTTTTAAGGCTGGTAGCGAGCCTGTAGTCGAAGGAACTCCGCTGGCTGAATGGCCGATGATGTCAGGTTCTGCGATGCGTGAGCTTCAGTACCTTGGCTTTAAAACCGTCGAGCAGTTGGCTGTAGCTAACGATGAGATTAAACGCAAACTTGGACCCTTGTCTAAGTTCTGCAAATTAGCACAAGATTGGATAGACGCAGCGAAGTCCGACCAGAACGAGGTCGTGAAG